TCTCTAGCTTTTTTAAATGATAATGCGGAATACATACAGGATAAAATTAAATACATATCACAGGATAGGGTGCAAACCGATTATTACTATTTGGAAACTGCTCTTTGTAGTTACAAAAAAATATTTAGAGTAAAAAATGGGAGATATTTAGGATATTATCTCGATAGGCAAGCGGAAGAAATAAAAAAAGTAGAGCAAGATGATTGGACAGGGGTGGATTGGCAAGTGTTTTGGGACGGAAGAAAAGAATCACTACATGAGGAATTGTATTTATCGGAATCTTTACATAAAGAACTATATTCCCAATTTTTAGAAACAGGTAGCTTTATGAGGGAAACATGCCCACTTTGATAGCTTTAGGCGGTATCCCGGCAGTGGGTAAAACCACCATAATTCAACAATTTTTTGAACAATATCATAGTTGGAAGCTTTTTAAATTTAAAAAAGTTTATGGTCATTATCACCCGGCATTAGATTTGGTTATTTTAGGTAAATATTCAAATGGTGAAGTTTTCTCTGGCACAGATAGACTTTCAATGGCGGTGCAACCAGACTTCAACGAGTTATTAGACAAAGATATGCCCTATAATGTATTGTTTGAGGGCGATAGGCTCTTTAATATTAAAACTCTTCAGAAAGCCAAAACCAAAATGTCTTTACAGGTTTACATAGTTACAAGTAATAATACAACAGAGAGACATATTAAAAGAGCAGATAATCAATCTGAAAAATTTATTAAAGGGAGAAAAACAAAAATAGAAAACATCAAAAAATATTTAGCTAATGATTACATTACGTTAGTGAATAACAAACAAGAAGATATTGAAAAGAATTACAATATCATTCTTAAACATTTTACTCAAAGATAAAAAGAGGATTATGGCAAGACCAAAAAAATATCAAATAGATACCAAACAACTCACAGCATTAGCAAAACTAGGGTGTACCAACATAGAGATGGCTGACTTTTTTGGCTGTTCACCAGACCTATTAGAAAAGAGTTATTCGGAATTTCTGACAAAAGGGAGGGCAGAACAAAAAATGAGGTTAAGACAGCTCCAATGGAGAGCTTGTGAAAATGGGAATGTGAGTATGTTAATCTTTCTAGGTAAGAATATGTTAGGACAGCAAGATAGGGTAGAAGAGTCACAAACCGAAGAACCTTTACCATGGACTAACTAATGCCTTTAACACAACCACAAACGAAAGTTATTAAAGATAAAGCTAGATTTAGAGTGCTTATTACCGGGAGAAGATTCGGGAAAACCTATCTAGCAATAAACGAGTTAGCAAAGTTCGCAAGTAAATCAAAACAAAAAGTTTGGTATGTTGCACCAACGTACAGACAAGCAAAGCAGATTGTTTGGAATGAGCTTAAACAAAAATTAATAGACCATAAATGGGTAAAAAATATAAATCATAGTGATCTTACTTTCACTCTTAAAAACAATTCAACAATAACACTAAGGGGAAGCGATAACGAAAATGCCTTGCGTGGAGTTGGCATAGATTTTCTTGTGATTGACGAATTCGCAGACGTCAGCAAAGAAGCTTGGTATGAAGTATTACGACCGACTTTGTCGGACAAAAAAGGGCACGCATTATTTTGTGGTAGTCCAAGAGGTTTTGGAAACTGGTCTTATGAACTCTATAAACAAGGGGAAACGAACAAAGACTGGAAAAGCTTTCAATACACCACATTAGAGGGTCAACAAGTAAGTAAAGAAGAGATAGAACAGGCTAAGCAAGATTTAGACCTTAGGACATTTCAACAAGAGTACGAAGCAACCTTTGTGAACTATTCTGGTATGATATATTACAACTTTAACAGAGATAAAAATCTTGTAGAAAAATATCAGAAAAACAGCGGTGTTTATCACATAGGTTTAGATTTTAACATAGACCCTATGAGTGCGGTTGTATGTGTGATAGAAAATGATAGAATTTATTTAATAGATGAGATACAAATATACAGTAGCAATACGAATGAAATGTGCGATGAGATAAGAACCAGATATAAAAATAAGCAAATCGTGGTTTATCCAGACCCTAGTGCGAGACAAAGAAAAACAAGTGCAGGTGGATTAACTGATTTAGCGATATTGAAAAACTTTGGTTTTGATGTAAGATGTAAGAATACAGCACCTCTTGTTAGGGATAGGATTAACGCAGTAAATAGTAAGTTAAAGAATGTAAATGGTAAAAATAGTTTATTTATTGTTAAGTCCTGTAAAAATGCGATCAAAAGCATAGAACGGCAAATATATAAGGAAGGCACGCATATTCCTGACAAAGATAGTGGATATGACCATATGAATGATGCTCTAGGGTATTTAGTAGAGTATAATTTCCCACTTAAAAGGAATTTTGCACCTAGCCGACCGCAAAGGTGGAGCTAATGGACAGGGAAACACTTACAAGCAAACACGACTTATGGCACTCAAACATAGCAAATTGGGAATTCTATATTCGTAGTTATCTTGGTGGGAATGATTATAAAAACGGCTATTACTTACACCGCTATGTTTTAGAATCACCAGAGGAGTATGACGCAAGAATAAGACATACACCAGTAGACAACCATTGTAAAAATGTCGTTCAAATATATACAAGCTTTCTTTGGCGTGTACCGCCTACAAGAGATTATGGTTCCTTAGATGGCGATGAACAGTTAAGTTCGTTTCTGATGGATGCCGATCTCGATGGGCGGTCTTTTAATACTGTAATGCGTGAAGTACAAATGAACGCAAGCATATATGGCAACTGTTGGGTCATCGTTGATAAGCCACAGTCAAACGCCAATACAAGAGCAGAAGAACTAGCACAGGATATCAGACCCTATATCAGTATTTACACCCCAGAAAACGTTGTGAACTGGAATTACAGGCGGTCAGCTAGTGGTAGGTTCTATCTTGATATGTTGATGGTTGTAGAGGACATTAACGCAGATAGAGCAATAATAAAAATATTTACAGAGGAAACCATAGCAACCTATGAAGTTGAGGAGTATTCCGAAGAATATTCAAAAGGTGAATCTAGGTTAATTGAAGAAGTACCAAACCCAATAGGAAAAATCCCTGCGGTCAATGTCTATAATTTAAGGGGTGCAAAAAGACCAATAGGTATTAGTGACCTTGCTGATGTTGCATTTCTACAACAATCTATTTACAACGACTATTCCGAAAAAGAACAGCTTATTAGATTAGCAAACCATCCAAGCCTTGTAAAAACACCTAATGTTGAAGCTAGTGCGGGTGCGGGTTCAATCATAGAGATACCAGAAGACCTAGAAGCCAATCTAAAGCCTTATATCATACAACCTAGCGGTCAAAACTTAGAGGGCATTATG